CCCATCCGGGGGACCGTTAACCAAGAGAGGTAGACATAATGTTTCACGAAGAACTTAAGTCCTTGATGGAGTTCTTATTACAAACTCCTGATTTTCTTGGACGAATGGTCTTCGTATTCGTGTTCTACCTTTACATTACTAGGAGAAAGCGATGATTGACAAGCCGATGGTAGGTAACCTATTAAGCCCACTCACACTCGACCCTAAAAAGGTCCAGTGCGAAATGTTTCCCTATACTAAGGAAACTCTTCCTGAGGTTCTTTCTTCAGGTCGTAAGGCTCAATTACAGGTACTCGTCCATAAGCCGTCAGTCGGAAAGGGAGAGTTTATCCTTTCTTTCCGCTTTCTTAGTGATGCTCACTTGGTCTGGCAAATTTGTTGTTTTGCCAGGGACCTAATTTGCTATTCCGATATTCCGAGCGTTGAAAAGCGCTTGGATGATATTTCGGCTGCAAACGGTCTAACATCGAAGGAGCGTAGAATGAAACGCGCTTCCTATAACGCAGGTACAAAGATGTGGGATATCGCTATCCCATTATCTCTGCATCTCTATGCCCTAGACTATCTGGGTGTTGAGAGGCTCTGCGATCTCGATGATTTCCGTCCTACTACTTTGACGGAACAACAGCTCAACGCCCTAAAACTCGCGGAGGAGAAAGTTCGCCTCTTTGAGTTAAACGGTTTTGAGCTTGACGGTATCTCACCTGTTTCGGGTGAGATCTTACCCTGATGATCGTCGCTATCTATGGTAAAAAGCACATGCGTGGCGACCAGCTCTTTGGCAAGAAACCAAAGAAATTACGGAAGTTGAAGAAATTTCGACAACCGCGATTACGCTGGCCAAAACGCATTAGCTTGAGGCATGAGAAAAACAAATCCCTGACCTCACCAAATTCCAAAACAGTCTTAAGTGGTATAGGAACTCATACCGTGAACTATTCCGATTATACTGGAACAGATCTCACGACTGTGACTACTACTCCATCCGAGATGCGGCGGAGTTGGACACGATCTTCAGTAAACACTCCTGGTTGGAATAGGTTGACTCGCAGAGACCGTAAGGCTTCTGGGATAGACCTTCCGATGAACCCTTTTAGTTACAGTCTTGTAACTGATTCGGGTAGGTCGGGTTCTAGGATAAGTTCACAAATGAATAAAGTGAATGGACACTGGAACACGACCATGGAGTATGGCGATTGGGGTGGGAACTCCTTTGCGCCTGGTAAGAATGCATCTGATTCTGATTACCTTAGTAACAAGTCGCTTAACAAGCTTCTTGGTAAAGCCAAAGACCAATCCGTTAATTTGGGTTGGGCTGTTGGTGAGGGTAGACAGACATTAAATCTTTTTGCAGATAATGCTAAAAAGATTGCCGGAGCTGCTCGGACATTACGTCAGGGCAACTTGGTAGGTGCAGCCGCAATCCTAACTGGCGCGCAGCCTCGAGAATTTATAAGAGGCGAACGTTCGTTCAAAAAGGATTTGCGTAGAAACGCACCGGTAGCTTTAGCTAACCGGTGGTTGGAGTTACAATACGGATGGCTGCCTTTGCTTAGTGATATATATGGTTCATTCGAGTATTTAACGAATAAACTGTACAAAGCACCGAGACTTAAAGAAACAGCCTTCGCTCACATTGAGAGAAACGAAGAGAATATCAGCGAATTTGCTGATTTCCGCGTTGTAACCTCAGTGGAAACGACACACACCGTGAGGTGGGTGCTGTATTATACCCAGTCAGGTAACCATGACCTATCAGCTTTGGGTTTGACTAATCCATTGTCGATAGCTTGGGAAGTAACTCCTTGGTCCTTCGTTGTAGATTGGGCTCTTCCTATTGGAACTTACCTTAATAATCTTGATGCCTTTGATGGCCTCTCGTTTGTTAAGGGTTGTAAAACAGAGTTCTGGAAGGGTACCGTACTACGCGTCGAAATGGGCAAACAGCGTACTCTTGGAGACTGGGTCTATACGACCACATCCAATGTTCGGGAGTTGACAAGTGCGGTTCAGGTTAGTCGTCAGAAATTGACTTCTTTCCCGAGTTCGCCTTTGCCAAGTTTTAAATTCCCGTTTAAAGGAGGACTTATTGGTCCTCATGCGCTGAATGCATATGCTCTCTTAACGCAGGCTTTTGGAAGGAAATAATTATGGGCGCTATTGCTCCTATTAAGTTAACGAAGTTGAGTGCGAATTCCGGCTATATCACGAATAGTGCTACAGTCGGGACGGACACAACTTTCGACCCCGAGAGGTTTCTCGCCGGGGGTATCGCAAAGTGGGTTGACCGTAGTGGTGGTATTTCACTCGGTTATCGCAGCTTAACCATGCAACTTCGTCCACCCACGAAAGATTCTCGGGTGAACAAGTTGACGGTAAAACTGCTGTCCCCTGTTCTTGAAACGGTTGATCCGGCTACGGGCATTTTTGGTCCGAAGCTTGGCTACACCCTTTCGAGTCTCACCGACCACATAATTCCGGAACGGGCAACTGCCCAAGAGAAAATGGATCATTTCAATCTCTACCGGTCTTTGTACTTTGGAACCATCGCGGCTAATGACGGCACTCCCAGTGATTCAACGGGATCGCCGATCCAAAACGCGATGACACTCCAGGAAGACGTCTACTAAGACGTCTTTAAGTACATGCCAGACTAACACTTCTGGTAGTGTGTCAGGATACGACATCCGTCTATCCTTAATCGGAACAGAGGAAGCTTTATGTCTACTAAGCAGCGTAAAGTACGACCCAGCAAGCATTTACTTTTAAAGCTTGCTAATCAGCGAATACCTTCGAGCGTGAGCTCTGAAGCCATTCTCCGATATTATCAGTCCCTGGATTGTCCGAAAAGCCTAGCAGCTGCTATTCTCTTCAGAAATGGAGAGTTCCGGCAATTGTTGGAGCTAACGGCCGATCCCCTTCATTTTAATCAAAGTGATGCGTTCAGGGATGCTTACCTTGCTTGTAACCTGCTAGCCAAATCTCAATTTCTTGAGGCTGGTTTTGACAGGGAAGAGCTCGCGATCCAAAAGTTCTTAAAATTTGAGGATCAATGTAAGCGTACGAATAAGCGGTTCCGGAATTTTGGGACCTTTTCCGAGGACGATGATTCGCTGAAGGAAGATTCCTTCCGCGACTTCTCTCTTCTTTTGAAGATGAGAAGCAAAATAAAATCTATCCTTGGTGCTTTTTCGGCTGATGAATTCACGGAATGTGCTTCTTGGGGGCCTGGTGTCTCAACCCGTATTAAAGGGGAAGAGTGCCATGCTGCTAAGAAGTTCCAATGTGAAATTGGAATAACGCGAGATCTGTACCCCCTAGCTGCAGAACTAATACCTGTAGCGTACCCCGGATGGGGCCAGCACTTAACAAAAGCTGGTTTCCCTCACTTCGAGGTTGGGAACGTAGTAATAACTGTGCCGAAGACGTCTAAGATAGATCGAGTTATTGCAATAGAACCAGGAATTAATCTCTGATATCAAAAGGCAATCGGTCTAATGATACGACGTCGGTTGGCAAGGATGGGTATCGACTTAAATAGCCAAGAGAGAAATCAAAAGTTAGCTAAGGAATCAAGTATTTCTGATCACCTGGCAACTGTAGATTTTTCATCCGCTAGTGACTCCATTTCATCCGAGCTAGTGAAATTCCTTTTAGAAAAGGAAAATTTGGAAAAATATCCAAATGACCACTGGTACGATGTAATGGAACTCTGTCGGTCCCAGTATCGAGTAAGCCCTGGTAAGAACGAACGTTGCCCCCGCTGGGAGAAATTTTCCAGTATGGGTAACGGTTTTACGTTCGAACTTGAGTCACTAATATTTTATACAGCGGCTGTGGTTGTCTGCGATTACTTGCAGATTCCATGCCGTGATATTAGTGTGTATGGGGATGATGTAATTATCCCTGTACAAGCTTACGTTCTGTTTCGCTCCTTTAGTAAGTTTTTGGGTTTCACTGTAAATCCAGTGAAAAGCTTCTCTTCCGGTTGTTTTCGGGAGAGTTGTGGTGCCCACTACTTTAGTGGCGTCGACTGCAAGCCAGTCTATCTTGACGAGAGACTGACATCTGTCCAGGCGATTTTTATTTTCGCCAATAATGTCCGGATTCGCAATCATTTGTATTACGGTTGCGATCAACGATTCCGTGCATTATTTTACTGGCTACAGGGCTGCGTACCAAAATTACTTCGGTATAAAGTTCCTGCGGTCAAGAACCCTCAATCGGGAGAACTGGAGCCACCGGAAGGTGGATTTCTCAGTAATTTTGATGAAGGGGTGCCAGTTCGCTGTCGACATGGTATCGAAGGATACCGAGTTGGGCGGCTGGCCTGGACTGCTGTAAAGCAGGATGTTGATTACCTTGGTGTTTTATATGCCAAGTTACAATCTATATCACTTTCTATCGACCG